TTTTTTTATTTGAAAGGCTTTGCTGCCGCTTTAGCTCAGTTGGTAGAGCACTTCCATGGTAAGGAAGGGGTCGTCGGTTCAAATCCGACAAGTGGCTTAATATAAAACGTTGGTGCTGTAGGTGTTTCGCTAATATGCGAAGCTTTTTTTATTTGCCTAAAAATAGCAAAACACCTTATTCGACACCTTATTTACTAGATTTATAGAAATTATCAAAAGTTTTTGCTGCTTCTGAGTAACCATCTTCAGTGATATGTGCATACGTATTTAATGTAACTTTAATGTCTGAATGTCCTAAAATGTTTTGAATGACTTTTACATTAATACCTTGTTCGAGAAGGAAGCTTGCAGCAGAATGACGCAAATCATGAAATGATATTTTAGTAAGATCGTTATTTTCTTCTTTCTCTAAAAATCGATTAAACATTCTAGTGACAGAAGCGGGGGTAAAGGGGGTGCCGTCGTCATGACTGAAAATTAATACAACAGTTTTCCCATCTAAATCTTTTGTTCCTTTCCACAACAAACCTAATTTATCTTTGTTTTTTTGCTTTTCTTTTGCAAGTTCTTTAATTTCTTGCATCAGTCCAGCGGGAGCGGGGACAATTCTTTTTCGCTTATTTTTAGTTTCATCTAGTTTTATACCTTCGCTAGCACTCTTTATAACCGCTCTATAAACGTTAATTGTATTTTTATTGTAATTCATATCTTTAGTTGTTAAACCGATAACTTCGCCACGTCTAAGACCGCAGTATAGCGCTAATTTAATCATTACTTGTTGATATTTTTGTAATATCTTAATGCGATCTATTAACACTTCTATTTCTCGTCTATTATAAATATTTTTTTCTGGCACTTTATAGGTAGGTTTTTTCACTGATAAAGATACGTCTGTTTCAGTAATTCCCCACAAGGTAGCATATTTAAATAAACTTCTTATAACTCGATGATGTCCCTCTAAAGCGCTTGGACCAACTCCTTTTTTTTGAACTTCATGAAAGTAGTCGAGCAACTGCATAGTTGTAATTTTACTTATTTTCTTCCTCTCAAAATAAGGTTTTTTTTTTCCAGTTTTCGAGAAAGAGGTTATACTTATCAATAGTATTACCTTTTAGTTCTCTTTTTGCGTAATTTAAGCGCCATTTTTCCACAAAGTCAATAAATCGCATATCTTTTATTTCTGTGTAATCGCTTGAATAGACATAAGCTTCAAAATTAGAAAGTTCTAGTTTTAACGCTTTTACTGTTTTAACTGTGACGTTTTTTGTTTTGCGTATTTGTTTTCCACGTGCATCATATCCCTTTGAAACTCTTAGCTCATATTTATTATTTCCTAAATTTACATAGCTAGCCATATCATATCTCCTTAGCACATATGTTCTTTTTTCGGTAAAAAGAAAAGCCCGGAGGCTCTCTTTTATTTAAATTCAATATTGATAGTCATCGATTTAGTAATTTCGTCATACGTTTCACTGTTATAGACTGGTGATGTTTTTATAGTTACTTTATTTATTTTATCCACGTTGTCTTTTTTTAATATACAAATAACATATTCATCTTCAACTATGACATCTGGTTGTACAGTGAAGACACCATTTATACCAATGTTGTCAGTCATAACATCAATTTGTTGTTTTTGGTCTGTGATGATATAATCAATTCCATTAAAATTTAGCGCATTTTTTCCAGTGTTTTCTAAATCATATTTAACTTGTATTGTGTAGTAAGGATCTGTGACAGGGACTTTTCCACCGCTAAATTCCTCTTTTTCTGCGTCACTGACATTCTCTCGTTTAAAGATTTTTACATCCTTAATTAACATATTTAAGTCGCCTAAATCTACTTTTATTTTTGGAGTTGCAATCTTTTCAAGAGTCACTTTAGTATCGTAATCTTTATCTTTAGTCCATTCTCCCACTTTCAATAAAAGACCATCTTCTACATATTCATCTGATGTATTATTATCTTTTTTATTTTTCACTTCGGCACTGCCATCAGAATGATTTTCTTTTCTTGTATTATCTGTTCCGCCACATCCTGTTAAAAAAATACTAAAAGCTAACATAAATCCCGCTAATAAAGCTATCCCTTTTTTCATATTCATTCTCCCTTTATATTTTATTTTCCTGTGAGCTTCATATTAGTTTTATCAAAAGCACTACTTCCAGCCATCTTTGTCTCGTCTTCATATCTTAGCTCAACCATGGGCCTATGATTGCTATCTCCCCCAAAAAGAGTACCAAGAGCGCGTTGTTGTATTTCATTCCCTAAATAATCAGCATTTTTTTGTTTGATTGTTTCATCTTGATATTTTAAGTCTTGAGTTACATATGCAATTAACATATCATATTCATTTTCGAATGGAACCACTTTTATTAGTATTCCGTTTGATTCAGAAATTAATCGATTAATAGACTCGTTAAAAGACTCTATACCTTCTTGAGTGACTGTATATGCCGTAGAAGCGTCTGCTTGATCCATTTCTTCTGTTTCTTCTACTTCATTTGTTTCGGCATCTTCTTTAATATCCTTTTTTGGGTCATCTGTTGTTACATTTTCTTCTGGATTCTCCACAATATAATTATAAAGCTGAACGGTTCTTACTAAAGAAAAAGTAAGAAGTAAAACTGTAGTTACTATAATGATTAACGTATATTTTCGGCGATTTTCATTTTTAATAACTTTTATTACAGCAAATGTCAAAGTCGCTAGAGTAGCGAAAAATAAAAGAACCCATATACCATTAAACAAACTTAATATAATTAATAATAAAAGAATCCAAAACCACCATTTTTTTAGTAAGTAACTATACTTGCTCATCCCGCATCTCCTTTTTATAAAAACATAATTATTAAAATTACTATGACAGGAATAGTTATCAACAATGTCATTAAACAACCACATCCTGACATTAATTTACCAGATTCTTCCATAATTTCGCCGGCTTTTTGTGCTTTTCCGTTGTTGTTGCTTTGATAAATGATTGGTGTTAGACAGTTAGGACATTGATTTTCGTGATTGTCTAGTGCATGTCCGCATTTAGGGCAATACATATGTTCACCTCGTCAAAATTTATTAGCACCCATAATCATAAGGATAAAAAGAGTTATCCTCCTGGAAAACTTGAATGGTAGAGCCAAAATGTATAATATAATTACCATTATTATACATTAGTCCATATTTTTCTCTATAATTCTCTACTACTTCAATCAAAAATTTTTCAGTAACATTTAAAAAAGTAGCAGCTTCATAATATGTTCTGTAGCCAAGATCGTAGCATAAAGCAAGTGTTTGTAAATTTACTAAGTATTCATGAGATTTACGACGAGCGAATTTTTCTTGTTTAATATTATCGATGTTATTAAAATTTGTTATATCCCCAACGGTGTATTTCCAATGCATTGCCTCTTCTATAATAGTACATCTAAGCTCACTTTCTGTTAACGATGGATGCAAATGGACAACTTTATTTTGTATAAAGCCAAATAATTTCGTCGGCAAGCTGTTATCAATAATGAAATTCAATTCCGGAAATTCTTGTTTTAGTTCAGAACTTGTTTTATTCATCTATGAGCCTCCTAAAAAATTGTATTTAGGCTATTCTTCTTTTTGCGAACGTATAAACTTGAGGTATTTTTCTATTTCTATTCTTTCATCTTCTGTTAAGTCATCATCGATATGAGCTGCAAGTAAGTCGCTGTTGTCGAATTCTTCTCTTCCTAATAAGTAATCTGTAGAAACATCGAAATAGTTAGCAATTGCTTCTAGCTCGTGAGCTCTAATATCTCTTTCGCCAGATTCTATCCTATTCATTACGCTTTTATTAATCCCGATACGATTAGCCAATTCGCGTTGAGAGATATTTCTCTTTTCCCTAAGATTGATAATCATTTCATTGACTTTCATATTTACCACCTTTTACTTTTAATAATATTAAGATAACACATTGCTAAAACAGAAATGCAAAAATTGCTAAAATAGAACTTGACATTTCTGTTTTAGCAACGTATACTAAGATTATAAAGATTGCTGAAACAGAAACGGAGGTGATTTTATGCAAGTTGAAATTGATTTAAAATACATCAGAGAAAAAAGAGAATCTCTTGGGTTTTCTCAAAAAGATATGGCTATAAAGTTAGGATTTAAGAATGCATCCACATATTTAAAATATGAAACAGGAGAGTATAAAATTAAAGCAGAAATGTTGCCTCTTTTGGCAAAGATACTAAAATGCAATATATCGAATTTTTTTACCAAAAACGTTGCTAAAACAGAAACGGGAGATTTTGCGAAAATAGGAGGCTAGAAAATGAACAGAAGATATTTGAGTAATAAAAGAAGTGAAGAGAAAGAATCAGTTTTTAAAACCAAAAACATACCACCAGAAAACTTAAAATCGTTAAATATTAAGATGCAAGGAGATAGAAACTGTTGTTATGGAGTATTAGAAATCAATGGAAAACAATTAAGAAAAGGAATTACAGCGGTCAAGTTAGATTTAAAAGCAGGATCATTACCAGTTGTACAAGTGGAATATCACCCATTCACGATCAGCGAAGAAATGCAAAGACTAATATGGTCTGGAAAATACTAAAAATCATAATTTAGGAGGAAGAAAAATGAATAACATCAAACAAGCAATTATTAAACTAGAAACAATTTTAGAAAATGGTAATGCGATAGAGAGCGGCTCATTCGTTAAATACAGCGTTATAAAAAATATTTTAAGTTTACTTGAAAAAGATCAAGAGCTAAAAATTATCGAAATGAAAGTAGAGCTGAATGGAGTAGAGGATTCCATAGAAAACGCCACTTTGTTAGAAAAGAGATTAATTGAAGCCAAATCTTTGGTGGAAGACTTGGCTAGCACTATAAACTCGTTAGAAATTAAGGTGAAGTGATTTACTTGATTTTTACAGTAAATTCATTCCCGCAATCGGGACATGTGTTTACTCCAGGTTTAACTGTAAATACATGCGAACATTCGGGACAGCTCCCTTCCGTTCCATTTTTAATAATATCTTGCTTTGCGATTTTTAGGCTTTGTTCTTTAATTTGTCTCTCTAATTTTTTTGAATCAAATTTAATTTTAACTCCCATTTTACCCACCTCCCTTCACAAAAACTATAGCACTGTGAAAGGGCGAACAGAAAGGAGAACAAAATGTCAAATTTACAAGTATTCAACTTCGAAGGAAATGAAGTAAGAACAGTATTTATTGAAAACGAGCCTCATTTTATCGGCAAAGACGTGGCGAAAGTATTGGGATATTCAAATAGTCGCGATGCATTAAAACGCCATGTTTTCCCTAAAAATAAGGCTGTCGTGAAACACGACTCCCTTGGAGGAAGTCAGTATTCAACAGCTATAAATGAAGCAGGTCTATATCAGTTGATTTTTAAATCAAAACTAGAATCTGCTGAAAGATTTCAAGACTGGGTAACTTCGGAGATATTACCATCCGTTCGTAAGTATGGAGCTTACATGACAAATGACACAATCGAAAGAGCAATCACTGACCCTGATTTTCTAATCAGGCTAGCAACAAATTTGAAAGAAGAAAAAACAAAGCGGATAGAAGCGGAACAAAGATTAGAGATACAAAAGCCGAAAGTGATGTTTGCCGATGCTGTAAGCGATGCAAGAGGAACCATTTTAATAAGAGATTTAGCTAAGCTAATCCAACAAAATGGCGTAGATATTGGGGAGAAAAGACTATTTGAATGGATGCGCCAAAGAGGATATCTCATTTCAAGAAAAGGCACGGATTACAATCGCCCTACGCAAAAAAGTATGGAACTGGGACTATTTAAGATTAAAGAAACAGCGATTATAAGGTCAAGCGGGGCGCAAACAGCAATTACAGCAAAAGTTACAGGCAAAGGACAACTTTACTTTGTAAATAAGTTTTTAGAACAATCATTAAAAACAATTTAAGCGCCGCTACCACACGACGCTTACAGACAACTAATAGTCACGGGGAGCGACTAACAACAGTATATAACAATAAGTTGTTAATTAATCGCTAAAAAAATAACAAAAAGGATTGAGATATTATGTTTCAAAAATCAACATCGGCACCAACCGCGATGCAAGTTTTAGCAGAAACTCGCACGCAAAAAGAGCTAGCGATAGATAGTTATGTAACGCCAGCATTAATAAGTAATCAGCTGAAAGGAAAGCGAACAGTTTCACTTGAACAAGCAGAACATTTAATTGATAGCTACAACGAACCAGAAAGTACCTATTTATTCGCACATGAATTTAGTAACGGAATGATACCGCCATTGTTCGACGGCTTAGACAACCATCACGCTTCTTTAACTAACCGCTTTGAACTAGAAGTTGAAGAAGCAATAAACACGCTGAAAAACGGCTTAGAGACAATGACATTCAATTTAAGAAAAGGTGACATGCTACAACGAGAAGCCGCGAAACAAGCTATTTCAGAAATAACGGATGTGATTGCAACAGCTTTAACTCTAAATACAAGTATAGCAAGAACATTCAATATAGATTTACAGCAAGTTTTAAGTAAACGTGATCAATATTATAAAAAGTTAGGAGTTGTTAAAAATGACGTTTAATGCAATAACAGCGCCGGAGTTATTAAAAAAAATGAAGCAACAAGGTATTGAAATTAGTCGTTCTAAGCTCTACAAAATGGTTAAACAAGACGAAATCCCATATACAAAAATTGGTTCAAATCTATTTTTTGTAGAAGATCAAATTGAAGAGTGGGTAAGAAATGGCGGGACAGCTAGTCAGGCGGTAAGAGCTTGAAAGTGTTATTCAGCATCTTAGTAATAATAGCAGCGGCGTTAGCGTTAATAAATTTATGTAATTTGATTTTAATTCTGATTTTAGTATAGGAGGGCTACAACAATGACAGAAAGAGTTTTTAGAAAGACAACAAACTTCGGAGATAGCGAAATTCATACAAATAGTAAAACAAAAATGATAGCTAATCCGGCATTTCAGCAGAAAATTCCGTTAAACGAAACAGGTTGCGAGAAAATGGCGGACTATATCGAAGAGTTAAAGTTAAAAGGTTATGAGGAGGTCACAAGATAATGGATGTTATTGCAGTAATGATTTTCGTGTCGTTTATGTCAGTGATCGCGGGATATTGGCTGAGAGGAAGTGATAAACATGGTTGAGAATCCACTTGTAGTTGATGATCTTTGGGACGATGGTTTTAGACATTAAAAAAGACCCACGTAGCAGCGCAGGTCCGGGATTTGAGATATTACCTTAAGAAAATTATACCTCAAATTCACATATTAATCAATGGAGGTAACATATATGAAAATCGTATTTAAACAACTTACTTTAGAAAATTTCAAGAATCATAAAAATTTAGTAGTGGACTATGAACAAGTAACACAAATTAGTGGGAAAAACGGCTTCGGTAAAACAAGCATAGGCGAAGCTGTAACATGGCTACTTTATGGCACGGATTTGTTAGGGACAAAGATTGAACCACAGCCACTCGGAACGGAAGAGGAAGTGCATGTTTCGCTATTAGTAAACGCAGATGGAAAAGATTTGTTACTAACTAAAAAGCAAAAGAAAACGGCTAAATATGCAATTAATGAAGTTCCTCGAAAAGCAACTGAATTCGCTGATATGATTGACTCTTTATTTGAAAAAAATCTATTTTATTCACTATATAGTCCCGGTTATTTCTTTTCACAACATTGGCAAACACAGCGAGAGCAATTACTTTCTTATGTGACTGAACCAGGCGAAAAAGAAGTTTTAGAAGAAATGAACGAGGTTGATAAAACGCTTCTTTCTACAGAGCTCAATAAGCATCTTTTAGACGATTTAGAAGCAGTGAATAGAGAAACATTCAAAAACTCTGATAAACAGTATGAGCGTGCTTCTGAACGAGTATTGACACTTAAAGAACAACTGTCAAATGCTAGCGAAGTAAACATGGATATCAAAGAGATTGCAGAGCAAAAGGATGCTTTAATCGCAGAAAGAACAGCAATTGAATTAAAAGAAGATAAAAATGTGCAATTACGAAATGATTATGCAGATGCAGAACAAAAAATAAATGCGCTAAAAGAAAGGATTCTTAGAAAAAGAGAAGAAGCATTAAATGTGCGAGAACAAAAAATAGAAGAAAACTGTGAATATTGTGGACAAACTTTACAAGGTGATTCCATCGAATATGCAATTCAACATCAAAAAGAGCATTATAACAGACTTGTAACAGCAGGAAAAATAATGGTCGAAGAACTAGAAGTAGCGAAAGAACGTTTTTCCAAACTAGAAAATCCAGAGAAAAATTTTGATCGTATTAAATATAAAGAAATTGATGAAAAAATACTAGAGTTGCTTGGCTATATTCAATCTGCTAGACAAATTGAAAAGTTAAATAAACAAATTGTTGAGTCAGAACTTGAACAACAGCGCATTAGAAAACAACGCAATAAATCACAATCAATTGTTGAAGCTATAAAACGATTTAAAGCTAAAAGAAGTGATTTGATGGTTGAAAAAGTGAATGGATTGTTCGAAAACATCACGATTAAGTTATATGAAGTGCTAAAAAATGGTACAGAAAAGCCAACATTCGAAGTGGAGTGGCAACAAAAGCCTTATAGCAAATTATCTACTGCTGAAAAAATTATCGCAGGCATCGAGTTTGCGAATGCTTTAAGTCTAAAAGCTGAAACAATTATTCCTCTTTTTGCAGATAATGCAGAATCTGTTATCGAATTACCAAAACCAACAGGGCAATTAATTACAGCAACTGTTAAGAAAACAAAATTCACGGTAAAAGGAGTTTCTGAAAATGAATAATGAATTAATTGACACGCAAAATAATTACGAGGTAGCTAATTTTGATGAAGAAAAACTAAGAACAATGCAACAAACTATTGCTAAAAACTCAACACCACAAGAGTTTGAACTATTTGTTCAAGTATGTAAAAACAGCGGTTTAAATCCGTTTTTGAATCATGTCTATTTCATTAAATATGGTAATCAAATGAATATACAGATTTCGGTAGAAGGCGTGGAGTATCTTGCAAGACGTTCAGAAGGATACAGAGGCATTGATGTTCAATTAGTGCATGAGAAAGACGAAATTAGATTTGGAAGAAACGAACAAGGCGTAATGACTGTAACAAAACATGAATTTGGCTTTCCACGCGGCAAAGTTACAGGCGGTTATGCAATTGCACGTAAAGAGAATTTTCCGGATTTTGTAGTCGTGATGGATGTAGAGGAAGTCGAGCACATGAAAAATGGAAATAATAAAGCTACTTGGTGCAAATATTTTAATGATATGTTCAAAAAACATTTAATTAAACGTGCTGCTAAAACACAATTTGGAATTGAAATCGGAGAAGATGAAATGCTTCCAAGCAACGGAATTGAAAACGAGCAAGAATACAATCCGGGTCAACGCAAGGATATTACGCCAGCACAAAAAACAATAGAAACAGACGAAGAAAATACTGTGACAGAAGAAGACGCGAAAGCAACACAATGGGAAATAATCAAAGAAAAACTAGAAACTTATAACTTAGAAAGAACTTATTTAAGTGATCTAATTGATTCCAAATTTAACGTTAAGCCAGACGAGTTAAGTGCACAGAATTTAGTCGCTCTTACAAAGATAATTGACTTGGAACAAAAAGATTTAAGTAAAGGCGTTCAACCGCAAGAAGCAGATTTATTTGATTTAGAGTTACAGGAATAGAAGTGTAAAAACAAGTTAATTAGTAGGAGGCAATTTTATGTCACATGGGTGGGTTAAATTGCATAGAGATTTGAAAGAAAAACCAATATGGAGAAGCTCTACACCCGAGCAAAAAACCATCCTTGTGACTTTGTTAATGATGGCGAATCACAAGGAAAACGAGTGGGAGTGGATGGGGAAACCTTTCAAAGCAAAACCGGGTGAATTCGTCACAAGTATTAAGTCAATTACAGAGGAATGCGGCAAAGGTATCTCTTCGCAAAATGTCAGGACAGCGCTAAAAAGATTTGAAAATTACGGATTTCTAACAAAGAAATCAACAAAGGTAAACACCCTTATAAACATAGTGAACTGGGGCGTTTATCAAGAGTCAGAAAATAAACCTAACACACTTGCTAACAATCAGCTAACAAACGACTCACAAACAGCTAACAAACAGCTAACAACTAACAAGAATGTAAGAACTAAAGAATGTAAGAATAACAACAACAACAGCGATTTAAATTTCAAAGATTTTTGGGAACAAAATGGATTCGGAATGATGCTTCCAGTTGAAATGGAAAAGCTACTTGCTTGGGTAGATGATTTTGCAGGTAATCGAGAAATTGTCATGAAGGCTTTGGAGGTTACTTCTGAACAAGGAGCTAATAAACGAAATTATGCTTACGTTAATAAAATTCTCAAGAACTGGGAAAGCAGAGGATTTAAAACAATAGCTGATGTCGATGCAGCGGAAAAACAACGACAGATAGAAATTGAGCAGAAATTCAACAAGCCTTTCAACAAATACAGCAAACAAACGAAACAAGAAATATTGCCAGACTGGTTCGACAAAGAGCAGAAACAAACGAAACAAGAAACTTCAACAACAGAACCAAGCGAAGACTTAGAAAAGAAAGTCGCTGAAATTAAAGCGCAATTAGCGGCTAGGAATGAGGTGCAGGCATGAAAACAATCGCAAATGAGTACGAAACTTTAGAAGCTATTAAAAAAGCTATGGCTATGTACGAATTAAAAAAAGCGGATAAAGACCACGTTGCAACTCCGAGATACGTTGTTGAAGACATATACAGCTTGATAGATATTGAGTCGTTCAAAAGTCTATGGTTCCCGTTCAATCATTATGACAGCTTGTTCAAACTTAGAGCAGAAGAATTAAATCTTAAATATAAAGCGACACATATTTTTGACAATGTGGGGAACGATTTCTTCACAACGGAACCACCGATTGATTGTGACTTAATGATTAGTAACCCGCCCTTTTCACAACAAAACGAAATAATAGAGCGTAGTTTTCAGCTAATAGACGAAAAGAAAATAAAGTCATTTGCTTTACTATTGCCGCTCTCAACTCTCGAAACGGAGAAACGAGCAAATATATTCGCACAATATAGCGACAAACTAGCGATATTGATATTTAAGAAAAGAATTAAGTTTTTAGGACATTCAACATCGTTTAACCGCGGTTGTTGCTGGGTTTGTTATAACATTTCAGCGTTGGAAGATAAGCGAATTCAATGGGTTTAGAGGAGTGAGAGCATGACAGAATACGCCCTCTACAAAGGCGACGATCTGTTGAAAATCGGTACATTAGACGAATTAGCAGAGTTTAGAAAAGTAAAGCGTGAAACTATATTTTTCTACGCTACGCCTTCTTACAGAAAAAGAACGTCAGAGAAGGGACTAAGAGTTATAAAACTGGATTAGGAGGAAGCGGAATGAATCAAGCAGAACTAGATGTCGTTATAGAAAAGCATGAGAAATGGTTACGTGATGGATATGGAGAACGTGCAAATTTAAGTTATGCAGATTTAAGAGGTGCAGATTTAAGTGGTGCAAATTTAAGAGGTGCAAATTTAAGTTATGCAAATTTAAGTTATGCAAATTTAAGTTATGCAGATTTAAGACGTGCAGATTTAAGTGGTGCAAATTTAAGACGTGCAAATTTAAGAGGTGCAAATTTAAGAGGTGCAAATTTAAGAGGTGCAAATTTAAGTTATGCAAATTTAAGTTATGCAAATTTAAGTTATGCAGATTTAAGACGTGCAGATTTAAGTGGTGCAAATTTAAGAGGTGCAAATTTAAGTGGTGCAAATTTAAGAGGTGCAAATTTAAGAGGTGCAAATTTAAATTGGATTAATTGGCGGGATGTTGTCAGTCTAACTGTAATAGCTGTACAAATTAATACTACGAGAAAAAACAATCAAATCACGTATATCAAAGAGCTGGAAATCTGGACGACTGGATGTTTTCAAGGAACTTTAGAAGAATTGAAAGATTCTATTGAGCAGACTCACGCTAGCAATGACTTTTTAAAACGTAGATACTATCGCGCGATTAATTATATTTTGACGGAAGCGGATTTTGAAGAGGATTTGGAGGAGGAAAACAATGAAATTTAAAAAAGGTGACAGAGTAGAAGTTATTTGGCGAAGTGAGTTGCATCAGGGCTTGGTAGAAGAGGTTATTGAATTAACTGACGAATTAACTGACGAATTAATGGTTAAATTAGCTAAGACGCCCGCGATATATTATTTATTTAAAAAAAATCAAGTTAGCAAAGTCGAACTTGTGAAAGTGCCGAAATTCGTAGCTGATGCAATCGGTACCTTCAAAGAAAAGGAGTATGACCTTGCTGTAGCTATTGACTACGAGACATATACGGATGAGTGTGTTAAGGAACTGTCACTAGATAAAACCATGTGTGGGTGGTTATGGGAAACATCTAATCAAGAACTATTCGCACGAGCATGGATGGATGGCTACGAAGTCGAGAAAGAACCGCTTTATTATGTACAACTTATTGACCACGCAACTGGTTATCTAAATGTTCATTATGATAATCAGAAACTTGTAGGTAGTAATGATGAAGCAAGTGAGTATAAAACACAATTCACAGAATCAGAGATTAAAGCAATGAATAAAGGTGAAGCATACTGGTTACTTAAGGAACCTGTTGAGGAAGTGGAGGGTGAAGCATGATGACAGTAGCCGAGTTAATAGAGAAACTAAAAGAGCTTCCAGCTAATGCAGAGATTTTGCTAACCATCGGATGGAATCACTCGGAAATAGAAGAAGTAGGCTGTATCGAAAATGAACGTAACGTTTATATAAGCGGCTGGTGAAGCGGAGGGTGAAGCATGAACAAATCGTGTATAACCGTCTTTCTAAAATCTGGAAATAGTTGTCAAATTCGCCATCCAGATACAGTGGAGGAGTTTAGGGAAAAGTTTTCTTTAAAAAATATAAAACACGGAGTGACATTGCAAGACAACAACACACATACAGTTATCCCTTTTGAGTCTATCGATTTTATATTTATTGAAAAATTGGAGGGTGAAGCATGAGAGCGATTGGATTTAGAGCGTTTTTTTTTTAAAGTTGATGATGTCTTTGGAAAAATCTTCTGTACTTTTGATGATAGGTTCGGTAGAGAGACGCTAATTAATGGTTGTGATACCCCAGAAGAAATATTAGAAGAGGTGATGGAATGACGACATTTAAACCGAGAAACATCCTAAGTTGGCGCAGTGGATTACCTTATGATAATACGAGATTTTCACTGGGTAAACCACCAGCAGGTGGACAACATGGTGATGAATGGTATAACGGAGAAATGAATGTAAATGTAATCAGCATTGAATATATACTGCCTAATCCAATCACGGAAAGCACAGGAAACTATATTATCAAGTTGGAAGATGATAGGAGAATTGTTATCTCCGAAGAAATTCCGTCTTTTATTGAGGAGATGGCGGAATAATGTGTGAGTATTGCAAGGATGACTCTATGATGAATAACGAGCCTTTGCTGAGTTTTGATGAAGAATATAAAGAAACAGGTGTCGTTAGACTAGACAGCAATAGCAACTTAGGTGTGTTCAATTCATACAGCTTAACCGCTTGTAATATCAACTATTGCCCGATGTGCGGAAGGAGTTTGGGATAAATGGAGCCGAAATCAATAAAAGAAATCAATGATGAAATTAGTTTATTAGGTAATAAAGGAAATATTTCAGACGGTTCGCATACATTCGAGGAACTCTACTTTCACAGAATGGTATTATTTGCGACGGTATGTAATGCTAATCGTTTAAAAAGTTGGAAATCTAAAAAACATGAAGACGGTTCTATGTTTGACAATTATTTTATTGTCGGTATCTCTACGTCGAAAGGTATGTTTACTTATCACTATCACCTGGAAAATTGGAACTACTTTGATGTTCCGGAACTGGAATTTGCCCCCGCGTGGGATGGACACACCGCTAACGATGTTACCAGACTTTTAGATATTTAATTAGGAGGAAATGAGATGAATCTAAAAATTTATAAGTACCCCTTAAAAATGAAAGACTCTCAAGTAATTTCATTGCCAGCGGAGAGCACAGTTCTTTCTATAAAAAATCAACATGAAGTGCCTGTTTTATATGCAGCAGTCAACACTGCTTGCGAAATCGAAGGCTATGTAAATATTGAATGCCGCGGCACAGGTCAACCTTTAAACGGAAAAGAAGTTGCGGAAATTACAGAGACATTATTGTTTCAAAACGGAAATTTAGTGTTACATTTCTTTGCACAAAAATTTCCACAAGTTGTACATCCGTTTAGAGTAAACACGCAGGAAGAAATCAATCAAATGGTGAATGAGTTGAAGAAGGAGGAGGACGAATGACTAACACAATAAAAATATCCGAAAAAGATAAAGTGTTTCAGATTGCGACGAAAAGTGGCTGGGTTGTGAAGGCGGGAATGCAAGTGACGATAGATGGTATAGACTTTGCAATTTATCCGGAAGGGACATTAACCCAAGTATTCTTGCACGTTAATGAAATGTCCAGTGGAGCTTCATTGTTTAATATTCCAATCGATCTCATAGACTTTCTAGATTTAAACACTCGAGATAAAGCAATCGAATATTATAAAGATAGCGTAATTCCTTTAATCCAGAAAAAAATTAAAGCAAATGGATTAGATAAATTTAGAAAAGAAGTTGAAAAAGCGAAAAGTTACATGCTTGAAAAATACGGAGGACGACCAGAAATTAAAGATATTGAGGGGGAAAGCAAATAATGATGAATCGTGTAGTACTTGTAGGACGATTAACGAAAGATCCTGATTTACGATATACGCCAGCTGGTGCAGCAGTTGCGACTTTTACATTAGCAGTAAATCGCCCATTTAAAAATGCACAAGGAGAACAAGAAGCCGATTTCATTAATTGTGTTGTTTGGCGTAAACCAGCCGAAAACGTTGCTAATTTCTTGAAGAAAGGAAGCATGGCGGGCGTTGATGGACGCGTACAGACTCGTAATTATGAGGATAACGACGGCAAACGCGTTTTTGTTACGGAAGTAGTTGCTGAATCAGTTCAATTCTTAGAACCTAAAAATAACAACGCAGAAGGCGCTACATCGAATAATTATCAAGGTAAGGCTAATTATTCAAATGACAATCAAACAAGCTCATATCGAGCGGATACGAGCCAGAAGAGCGATTCATTTGCAAGTGAAGGTAAGCCGATTGATATTAATCCGGATGATTTGCCATTTTGAGCATTTAATTTTATAACGGGGAGCGATGAAAATGAGCAGAAAGGAATTAAGAAAAAAGCAATGGGAAGTTATTACGATGATTGAAAAAAGCAAGACTCTCGCAGATAGAAAAAATTTAATTAAAAAGCTAGAAACACTAGAAGCAAGAGGAGATAAAGAGAAAGGTTTAGCTACACCAACACAGTTACTTTCGATATTTACAGTCACTGAATATCGACGATTGAGTAAAAAACTTACTGATACGGAAATAGCGGAAGATATGGGCATTAGCAGGAGCGCACTAATAAAATTCAAAAGAAAAAACGGCTTGTCTATAGGTCAGAAGGTGGCAACATGACAGCTAAAGAGAGGGAGCAACTAATAGACGTCATCGCTAATTATACAAGCAACACAATTGAATATCTTAACAAATTATCGGACAAGGAGTTAGAAGTCATTTATGAAACAAGAGTTATTGAAGACTACCACAACTAGCAATAAAATTATTATCCCGCTCCCGTTAACAGACTTAAACACTTATATAAACAAAGAGAGAGGGCACAGACAAGCCGCTGCTAAAGTGAAAAAACAAATGACATATATATGCTCTAGCTATGTGAAGTTAGCCATGCAACATGGTGTAAAGTTTCCTGTACCGTGCAGATTAAAATTTACTTGGATAATTCCAAATAAACGAAAGGATCCCGACAACATTGCCTTTGCTAAAAAATTTATTTTCGACGGCATGATGAAGGCGGGATTTATAGAGAATGACAACCTAAACTATATCGAGGGCTTTTCTGATTACTTCATAGTCGATAAAGACGAAGAAAGCCGAGTGATTGTGGAGGTGGAATATGATTAACAAAATCGGAGCAACGGTCATAAGCATTGCTTTTTGGGCTTTTTGGATTCTGGCTAGTGTGTTTATATTAGGCGCACTGATAAAAGGCGTGTTATGGATTTGGGGAAATATATTTTAATTAACTAAACACGGGGGCGACTTTATGGGACAACTATTCAATCTACCACATACTAAAGATATCAACTACATGGAAACTGTCAGAGCAGTAAAAAAGTTCTTTAAAGACTATATAACGCTGCGAGTGATGGCTGGTGATCGTAAATTTCCAACTATGACGACTATGTACAAAATTACGCCGCCAAATTTCGGCAATGAGTTTCATTCTAAAGTAGAAGATGCTGCAATTCACAATGTCGATAATGTTCATGCGGCACAAGAAGCAGTTAAAAAATACGATGCTATTTTAAATCAACTTGAGCACATTCATAGAAAGATACTGTTTGAGAAGTTCATTCATAACTTACAAGATATAACTATTATGCTTGATATTCCTTACGAAGAAAGGCAATACAAAAGAGAGAAACGGAAGGCTGTTATTGAATTGGCGACTACTTTAGGAATTGAAGTGTTGAATTGAAAATGGCACTTTTCTGGCACTTTTTGAGCAAAAAAAGGTGATAAAATGTTATTAGTGAGAAGTGAAGATGATTACAAAAATAAAATCTTATATTGAGTCTGCGCTCCACTTCTCATTTATAATCTTATGATGATATAGCAGGAGATTGCTATGTTGCCCGGCAGAGGCTTTGTATCTGGCCACTAGTCTCAACAGATGACGACACTTCTGTTCAATCTCATATCCTATCCATACTGGATGTAAAACACGCATGCGGCGCTGACTGGTGCGTTAACCAGTTTTTTAAATATATAGCCCTTTCCATCTGTTGAAAATTGAGCAGCTGGTTTTTATTTGGTATAGTGAAAAATAAAAGGGTGGATTATGATGTCTGTAACTAAGGAAAAATGGAAGGTGTTTTTTATTAATTTTGGAATTAAATTATTGTTTTTGATAATCATTTTTGCTCCGATTTCAGTTTTAATACTATTTAATTATAATTGGCAAATTGTGACATTAGGGCTAGTAGCATCTGCGTTATTTAGTTTTATTTGCGGTATTAATAAATTTCAAACTTTTAAAATTGGGAAAGATGGAGTGGAAGTGAAAAAAGCGGTAGAAGAAGCGAAAGATATTTTAGGAGAATTAAACGAAAGCGTGAGAGATTATTTGTATTTAAACTTGCTGAGCACTAATAAAATCGGTATAAATGAAGATATAGAAGCTAGTATAGATGAGTTGGAAATATACGAAGCCATAATAAAAAAACACAGTATATCAGATTCTAAAGTGAAGACCCAGTTGGAAAAATACAGAATAAGCATTTTATCTAAATCAATTGAAAAAATTGTTGCCAAGATGAATGATATTGAATTGTCTGTAGTAAGTACGAGCAGACCAGATATGTCATTGATAGAGTATTGTCTTAATAACAATGAAATCTTTGAGCCGCATGAGCTAAAACAAGTAATCTTTAATTTCTTAAATCACTATGAAGGTAATGAATTAGCACAGCAGAGTTTTGCTATAAAATATTTTGAAAATCTAAATGAGTATGCAGAATCTTACTATAAGTACTATGACAAGATTATAAAATAGAATATTGAAAGAGATAATAGTTATCTGAGGACCTGTGATGGTCCTTTTTATTTTATCAAAATAAGGGAGTGTGGTGATATGTAGTGAAACTAACCGAAAAACAAAAACGATTTGCGGATGAATATATAAAATGCGGTAATGCTACAGAAGCCGCTCGCTTGGCTGGTTATAGTTTGAAAACGGCTAATCGTATAGCGACCGAAAACTTGTCAAAACCAGTCATCAAAGACTATATAGCCAACGCTTTAGAGAAGTTAGAAGCAGATCGTGTTATGGACTACACGGAAGCAATGCAATTGCTAACTGAAATAGCTCGCGGTGAAATGACAGAAAAGGTCGTTGTGACTTACGGAGATAACTACGATGTTATAGATAAAGAACCTGAAATAAGCCAACGCATAAACGCATTGAAGGAAATAGTTAAGCGCCATGCAGCAGGCGGTAGAGACAAATTACAAGAAGAACTTATTCAAGCGCAAATTGATAAGTTAAGAGCAGATACAAAACAAGAAAGCAATCAAGGGATAACAACAATTATCATGTCAAACGTTGACGAAATGCAAGCCTACCTTGACAAAAAGGCAGGTGGCAACGATGAACGCGACGATACACAAACAACTAATTGATTATCAGATTATCAATGTAATAGATATGATTAATCCCGCTTTTTATGACTTGTGGCTATCTAAACATAATCACATCATCGCTAAGGGCGGGCGTTCTTCTATGAAGTCGTCTGTTATCAGTTTAAAGCTCGTAGAAAAGAAAATGGCTAATCCAATGTCTAACATGGTGTGCCTGCGTAAAGTAGCAAATACGCTCTATAAGTCAGTGTATCAGCAAATCAAATGGGCTTTGTATGAAATGGGTGTTGCTGACCAATTTAAATTTGGTAAGTCGCCAATGGAAATTGTCCACAAAACTTGGGGGACAGGCTTCTATTTCTCTGGTTGTGATGATCCCGCTAAACTAAAATCGATGAAAATTCCAGTCGGCTATGTTAGCGGTTTGTGGTTTGAGGAATTAGCGGAATTTTCCGGTGTAACTGATATTGACGTTGTAGAAGATACATTCATTCGTGAAGATTTGCCACAAGGACAAGAAGTTACAATATACATGTCATTTAACCCGCCTCGCAATCCATATGAATGGGTGAATGAATATGTAGATAGTAAACGTAGTGACGATGATTATTTAATACATCACACTACTTATTTGGATGATGAAAAAGGCTTTTTATCTAAACAAATCATTAAGAAAATTGAGAAGTACAAAAAGAATGACCTCGATTATTACCGCTGGATGTATTTAGGCGAGGTAATTGGTCTTGGTGATAATGTTTATAACATGAACCTGTTTCAGCCGCTTAAAGCTATTCCTGCGGATGACAGGCTTATTTTAATTGACTTTGCTATTGATACAGGACATCAAGTGTCAGCCACAACATATCTAAGCTTCGGTCTCACTGCAAAAAGAAATGTTATTTTGCTAAACACATACTATTATAGCCCTGCTAATCAAGTTGTTAAAAAAGCACCTAGCGAGTATTCAAAGGAGTTGCGGGATTTTATGACTAAAGTAGTTGGAAACTACAATACAAATGTTGATATGCAAACAGTAGATAGCGCAGAGGGAGGGCTTCGCAATCAATATTATAAAGATTACGGCGTTAGCTTACACCCCGTAGCAAAAGGTAAAAAAGTGGATATGATTGACTTTGTGTGTGATTTGTTGGCACAAGGTCGTTTTTATTATCTTGATATTCCAGAAAATCAAATATTCATCGAGGAACATAGAAAGTATCAATGGGATGTTAAAACAGTTAACACAGATAAGCCTGAGGTCATCAAAGAAGATGATCATACGTGTGATGCTTTCCAGTACTATGTAAAAGACAATCTAAGGAAGTTAGGGCTTAAATACTAGGAGGTGAAAACCTTGATTAACCAAATAATCGCGGGAGTGAAAGGAGTGATGCGGAGAATGGGACTATTGAAAGCACTGAAAGATGTAAAAGACCACAAAAAAGTAAATGCTAATGATGAAGATTATAAGTATATTGACATGTGGAAACGATTGTACCAAGGCCATTACGCTGAATGGCATAATCTAAATTACGAACACAATGGCAATCCGGTTAACAGACGTCAATTATCTATGAATTTGCCGAAGGTTACGGCTAAATACATGTCTAAGCTTCTTTTTAATGAGAAAGTGAAAATCAATATTGATGATAAAGCCGCTGAGGAATTCGTGCTTAATGTATTGAAAACAAACGGTTTTACGAAGAACATGGAGCGTTACATCGAATACGGCGAAGCGATGGGCGGTTTTGTGATAAAAGTGTATCACGACGGAAAAAAGAACGTCAAAGTTTCATTCGCGACAGCTGATTGCATGTATCCTTTGTCAAATGACAGCGAGAATGTAGACGAATGTGTTATTGCTAATAGTTTCCACAAAAACAATAAATATTATACGTTGCTCGAATGGAACGAATGGCAAGGCGATGTATATACAATTACGACGGAACTTTATCAATCAGACGACCCGAACGAAATTGGTGGAAAAGTTAGTTTGAAATTGTTGTTTAATGATATTGAGCCGATTGTGCCACTTCCAGCGCTTACACGACCTACTTTCATTTATATCAAACCTAATATAGCGAATAACAAGAATTTAACGAGCCCGCTCGGCATTTCAGTTTACGCTAACGCCTTAGATACATTAAAAACGCTCGATTTGATGTTCGATTCATACTATCAAGAATTCAAATTAGGCAAAAAGAAAGTATTAGTACCTTCCAGTTTCGTTAAAACGGCAGTCGGATTTGATGGTTCGACCACACAATATTTTGATTCAACCGATGAAGCATTCTTTTTGTATCAAGGTGACCAAGACGACAACGGCAAAGCAATAAAAGATATATCTGTTGAGATACGTTCAACGGAGTTCATCGAGTCTATAAATGCAATGCTGAGAATATACGCCATGCAAGTTGGATTATCTGCTGGCACATTCACTTTCGATGAAAACGGCTTAAAAACAGCTACAGAAGTTGTAAGCGAGAAGTCAGAAACTTATCAAACTAAAAACAGTCATTCGCAACTAATTGAGCAAGGCATAAAAGAAATGATTGTGAGCATTCTCGAAGTTGGACAATTTATTGAGGTTTACGCTGGCGATACAGTCGAGTTAGACACTATCACAGTCGATTTTGACGATTCTATAGCACAAGATGAAGATACAACTATCAATCGTTATACGAATGCTAAAAATCAAGGTATGATACCGCTGAAAATTGCTTTACAACGTGCTTGGAATATTACTGAAGCTGAGGCTGATGAGTGGGCTGAAATGCTAGCGAAGGAAAAACAAGCGGAAACGCCTAACAACGACATGACCGGGATATTCGGCGAAGAGGAGTGATATAGATGACACTAACTCCGAGGCAACTCGACTTGTTTGTACAGCCTATCGTTGATGTTTATACAGGTTTAGAAAACGAACTGTTCACCCTTATTGTTCGTCGACTAAAAACAAAGCAAAATATCAGCGCTGATAATATACTTGCTTGGCAAATAGAAAAACTTAATCAAGTTCATGCATTAGATCAGCAAATGATTGAACGAATTTCCAAAGCTTCCGGCGTTTCTGCTAAGAAGCTTTTTTCTGTTGTTAAAGATGCGGGATATAGCGATTTAAAACAAGTAGATAACTATTTGAGTAAATTAGCCGAAGCTGGTGCTGTGTTACCACTTGTGACCGACGGACAAATGATAGTCGATAAAGTAATGAGAAGTTATTTTAAGTTAGCACAAAGTAACTATAACCGCGTCAATCAAACAATGTTATCGCAAGCAAAACAAATCTATTCAGACATCATACATGAAACGACACAGAGCGTTATGGCTGGTTTAAAAACACATAGACAAGCATTAGCAGGAACAGTAACTAAATTCGCTGAAAACGGTGTTCCTGCGCTTGTAGACAAGGCAAATAAAAGGTGGACACCTGAAGCTTACGTCCGAACTGTTACAAGAACAACCGTCAACAGTGTTTATAACAGCGTTGAAGACGAGCGAATGAGTGAATACAGCGTGGATTTAGTACGTATTTCACAACATGTAGGTGCTAGGCCAACCTGCTCACTTGTTCAAGGCAAAGTTATCTCTTTGTTATCTGTTGAAGAAACTCGCTCAAAATACGGCAATAAATACATGTCTATTTACTCGCCAGAATTGCGATATGGCTATGGCGATGGAATTTTCGGTTGTAATTGCCGTCATCATCGTTTTGCTTTTATTGAAGGCATTAACATTGCGTCAGACGGGAGCGAGTTAATAGACGAAGAAGAAAACAAACGCGTCTATATGTTGAGTCAGCAACAACGCTTAATGGAACGTGATATAAGAGCAGCTAAACGCAAATTATCAGCTGCCGAAGAGCTCGGCGATGAACTAGCAGTTAAAAAGGCTAAACAAGCTGTTAGAACGAAGCAAAGCAAGCTAAGAGCATTTGTAAAAACGCACAATTTAACAAGGCAATACAACAGAGAAAAAGTATATGCATAACATTCGACCTGTTCGGAAGTCGTAAAAAGACGGCTCTCGCGGTCGTTGCCGCGTAAAAATATCGGAGGAGGAACAAAGATGCAAAGAGAATATTTAAAAGGTTTAGGCTTGGAGGATGAAGTCATTAATAAAGTGATGGCTGAAAACGGTAAGGACATTACAGCTGCTAAACAACAATTATCTGAGGTGGAAGCAGAGAGAGATGGCTTAAAAAGCCAGCTAACACAACGGGACAAAGATATTGACGATTTGAAAAAAGATTCTGGTACTAGTGAAGAATTGAAAAAACAAATCGAGGACTTGCAGCAAAAAAACACAGATTTAGAGTCCAATTACCAATCTGAAATTGCCGAAACCAAAAAGAATTCAGCTATTGAACTGGCTCTTGCTAGTGCAAAAGCGAAAAACCCAAAGGCAGTAAGAGCGCTTTTGGATAACGACAAACTAGAATTAACAGATGAAGGGTTGAAAGGCCTTGACGAACAGCTAGGAGCATTGCAAGAAAGCGATGCTTATTTGTTTGCTCAAGAAAGCGAAAATGTAGCACTCAAATGGGGCGTAAGCGGAAACCAAACAGGTGGAACAGGGGAACATGGCGCATTAAAGCTGCCTAACCAGGTATTAAATGAGCACAGAATCACAAAATAATTATTAAACGGAGGTAATAAATTATGGGTTTTAATCCAGATACAACGACAATGCAAAGTGCAAAAACAGGTTCTATTCCGATTAACATTTCGGAACAAATCATTACAGGCGTGAAAAATGGTTCAGCGGCTATGAAATTAGCTAAAGCAGTACCAATGACAAAACCAGAAGAAGAATTTACATTTATGTCGGGTGTTGGTGCTTTTTGGGTAGATGAAGCGGAACGCATTCAAACAAGCAAACCAACATTCACAAAAGCGAAAATGAGATCTAAAAAAATGGGTGTTATTATCCCAACGACTAAAGAAAATTTAAACTATAGTGTAACTAACTTTTTTAGCCTTATGCAAGCTGAAATTGTTGAAGCTTTTTACAAGAAATTTGACCAAGCGGTCTTTACAGGTGTAGAAAGCCCATACAATTGGAACATTCTAAAATCAGCTACTGATGCAAGTAATTTGGTAGAAGAAACTGTTAATAAGTATGATGATTTAAACGAGGCAATTGGCTTGATTGAAGCTGAGGACCTAGAACCGAACGGGATTGCAACGATTCGTAAGCAACGCGTTAAATATCGCAGCACTAAAGATGGTAATGGTATGCCGATTTTTAATACTGCTACCTCAAATGGTGTTGATGATGTCCTTGGTTTACCAGTGGCATACACACCTAAATATACTTTTGGTGACAAAGATATCTCCGAATTGGTTGGGGACTGGAACCAAGCTTATTACGGCATCCTTAGAGGCGTTGAATATGAAATCTTGACCGAGGCGACACTTACAACTGTGGCTGATGAAACTGGGAAACCATTAAACTTAGCTGAACGGGACATGGCAGCAATCAAAGCAACTTTTGAAGTTGGATTCATGGTTGTCAAAGATGAAGCATTCTCTGTTGTTCAACCAAAAGCGGGAAACTAATGGCGGCGCGGTCGGGTGAAACTGATAGCGCGCCGATTCAAGATTTTTCAAATATGACAGTAGGAGAATTGAAAGAAGAGCTTGCAAATAGAAATATCGAATTTGCAAGTAATGCGAAAAAAGCGGAGTTAGTGGCTCTATTGGAAGGTAGTGAGTGATATGCCTTACACTACATTAGAATTTTACAATGATGAATACGCTGGGGAGCATTTGGAACAGGAAGAATTTTCCAAACTGTTAAAGCATGCGGAAAGAAAAATTGATTCAGTGACATTTTATCGAATTCGAAAAAGCGGAATAGAGTTGTTCAGTGAATTTATTCAGCATCAAATACAGTTAGCTACTTGCAACCAAATCGAGTATTTTAAAGAGGCGGGCGGAACAAGTGAGCTTGCTGTATCAAAGCCAGACAATGTATCAATCGGAAGAACTTCTATTAGTGATAGTAACTTCGCATCAACTGCAACATCACTCAATAGCGGGCTGATTGGAAGCGACGTGAGGACGTATTTAGCTCCCACGGGCTTGCTTTATAGTGGGGTAGGTGTTCGTTAATGAAAATAGCAAAACCGATAACAAACGCCCCTCCGTTACCTCTTGATTGGCTAATTCATAACATTAGTTATGAAGCGTATAAAGAAGAAGGTAGACACAATGAAGTCGGTTATGAAAAAGGCATAGAGATTGAACATGTTCGTGTTGATTTCTCAAAATCAAATCAAATTGCGGGATTATCTGATAGTGATAGATATGATGCGGTTATTTTTATTGATGCAGTGAACAGCATGAACGTGCCATCTGATTTTGTAAGTAGATCGAGAATTTTTTTCTCTGGAAAAGCTTATAAGATTGTCAAAGTTATACCTTGTTATGCCACTTCTAATAGCGTGCATCATTGGGAAATTGAGGTGATTTGATGCCGATTAAGGTTAATATTGACCTCTCGAAAGCTAAGAGTCGAGTGAAGAAAGCAAAAGAAGGTGCGCAATTCGCTTTAATTAACCAAGCGGCTGCTGATATTGCACTTTATGTGCCTTTTTTAAGCGGTGATTTGTCAAATCAATACGTTATTATGAACGACAAAGAAATAATGTGGACATCTATTTATGCGCGGAGACTCTACAACGGAATAAACTTCAATTTCACACTCACACATCATCCGTTAGCTGGTCCTAAATGGGACCAACGTGCAAAAGTAGATAAGCTAGAAAGTTGGATAGAAGTAGCGCAAAAAGCAGTTGAGGAGGGATTATAATGTCATTAGATTTTTTGGACAGTGTCATGGATGCTATCGAAAATAACGTTGATTTAAAGGACATGAAATTAAGAACAGCGATATTAAAACCCGAGTCAATCGCTTTGCTACTGACTCCGAATAACGACAAGCAAGGTTATCAAGACGGCTCTTATGAGCGGTCTTTTTCTTTTAACCTAAACGGCTCTAGCAAGCAAGAAATGAAAGTTTTAAATGTGTTGAATGCTATTACTGCTTATTTTGATAACACAGAATTAGAAAGCATTCAGAGTTTAAATAACAGCTTTGTGCTAGAAGACAAAGAAACAACTAGTGTTCCTAATATTGTTTCCGTCAGTGATGATGGGACGTTTATTTATAGCGCTAGTTTCAAAATCAAATTATATATTGAAAGCGAGGAAAAATAAAAATGAGAATTAAAAACGCAAAAACGAAATATTCTGTTGCTGAAATTGTTACTGGTGCAGGTGAACCGGATTGGAAACGACTATCCAAATGGATTACAAACGTGTCTGACGATGGTTCGGACAACACCGAAGAGCAAGGCGATTATGACGGTGATGGCAACGAAAAAACGGTTGTGCTAGGTTACTCAGAAGCTTACACATTCGAAGGGACACACGATCGTGAAGACGAAGCGCAAAACTTAATTGTCGCTAAACGTAGAACGCCAGAAAATCGCGGGATTATGTTTAAAATCGAAATTCCAGATACCGAAACAGCTATCGGTAAAGCGACTGTTTCTGAAATTAAAGGCTCCGCGGGTGGTGGCGATGCTACAGAATTCCCAGCGTTCGCTTGCCGTATTGCTTATGACGAAACACCAAAAGTTACAAAACCCTGAAACAAGCCCGTCCAGCGTCGAAGTGGACAAGGCGACTATTACGTTAAAAGTTGGTGAAACATTTACTATTAATGCTTCTGTATTGCCAGCGGGAGCTAGTCAAGAAGTAACTTACACTTCATCTAATCCACCGAAGGCAAAAATCAATAGTGTGGGTACAGGTGAAGGCGTAGCAGAAGGAACAGCAAACATAACTGTCACATCTAAAGGAAGCCCTTCTATCAATAAAGTAGTACAAGTAACAGTGGAAGCAGCAGATTAATAAATGAGCCCTTACTTTCAGTAGGGGCTTTTAAATTGGAGGAAATCATACATGACACAAAATAATGTAATCAATATTCAACTAGAAGAATCGTATCAAGAATTCCAGCTTGGAACGGAACTGTTTAAAGTCGGGTTAGGCGATGAAATGCGTCGCAAATGGATTGAAGCAGATGAGAAGTACAAGAAGAAACTGGAAAAATTAAATAAATACAACATTGATAATACGGACGAAATGAGTTCAGAAGATTATTTTGCTTTAGAAGAAGATGTTAAAGAAGCTTTAACTGAAGCGTATGCAGTTTTATTAGACGACGAAGAAGCATTCTCTAAATGTTACAAGCAGTGCAAAGATATTTTAAAAATGTATCAAGTATACGATCAAGTTGCAGAAAGTATCGTTGGTTCAGTAGAAAAACAACAAAATGAAATTCAAAAGAAATATAAAGCAAAAATGACTAAAAAAGCGAAGTGATTTAAATGCTTTCGCTCGCTTTTGGAGTTAACGATATTTACGAATATGAAGGAAAAGAGTATAAGCTCGATTTAGCTTTTGACAACGTTCTAAGAGTGATTGATTTAACGGAAGATAATAGTTTATCTGATGTGTTCAGAGCTAACCTAGCAATTGATGTGCTATTTGTTGATGATATGCCTTGGCCACGTTCGAACGAGGAAGACGAATACGCGAACATTGAAGAAAAATCGTTAGTGCTTATTGATATTTTCACTAATTATATTGTTAAAGAAAATGATGATGGTTTGCTTTATGATATCGACGGAAACAAGATGCCAAGCGCTACAAACAATGATGATGTGGAAGAAATTGCTTCATATTCATTAACGCAAGATGCGGATTATATCTACGCTTCTTTTTTACAAGACTACAATATTGATTTATTAGATAGTCGAGGGAAAATGCATTGGTATAAGTTTAGAGCATTGTTAGAAAGTTTGCGTGATGATACAACAATTAAAACGATAATCGGCATTAGGCAAGCGGAATTACCTTCGGGGAAAGGAACAGAAAAAGAACGGAACGAATTAATTAAACTGAAAAACAGATATAAGTTAAACGATTAGAGGTGAGAACATGAGCGATGGATCAGTAGTAATTGAGATTAGTTTAGACAATAAAAAAGCAGATAAACAACTTGATGCGTTTGAAAAAGATTTAGCGAAAGCAGGCACAAATGCAGGGGCGGCATTAGATAAAGCATACAGAGAAGCAGTGTCTGATATTGCTAGTCAATCAAAACGATTAAAAGACACATTTGTTAATGTGTTTAAAAGCATGGGAAACGCAGGCTCAAATGCTTTAAAAGCTAGTTTAAACTTTATACGTGAGTTACCTTCTAATGTACAAGCGGCACTATCTAAACTTGCATCCACTGTAAAAACTGGGTTCGTAAACGCTGCTAAAGCATCTATTACAGCGGTTAAAAATCTAGGAACAAGTATCAAAAACACGGCGGTTAATATCAAAAACGGCTTCTTTTCAATTGCTAAGACAGTACAAAGTAGTATTGTGTCGGCTGTTAAAGTATCAATTAATGTCATTAAATCCATCCCTAGCGCTATTAAAAGTGCTGGAAGTAGTATTAAATCAGCATTAGTAAGTAGTTTACAAGCAGCTAAAATGGCTGCTATTTCTTTTGCTCAAACTTCTGTAAATGTAATTAAAAGCATACCAGGCGCGGCAAAAACAGCAGCTGTTGCGGTAAAAGATAGTTTTGTTGTAGCTTACAAAGCGGTGGTAGTTGCTGCTTATATGAGTGTGAAAGGAACTATTAGCGCTGTGAAAGCTATACCTTCTGCTGCTAAATCAGCAGCATTAGCAGTAAGTAGCGCAATGAAAACAGCGTTTAGCGCAGTAGTGAGTGCGGCGAAAACAACAGGAACTACCGTAAAAACAGCATTAACAACTGGTTTTAGTGCAATTAAATCTGGGGCGAAAACAGCTGGTCAAGTTGGAATATCAGCGTTAAAAGGCCTTGGAAACATTGCTAAAAATACTGGTTCGTTAATTAAAAGTGGATTAGTAAGCGGCTTTAACACGGCTAAAGCAGCAGCTAAAGGTGCAGGCGCTGGAATGCGTGAAGCACTTAAAAATTCAGTCGAAAAACCTGCGGAGCAAGCTCGATTTAGTATTCTCAAATTAGCAGCGGCGTTTGGATTAATTGCAGCAACAAAAAACGTGGTAGGTAGCGCAATCGGTCGTGTTGATACGATTGATACAGCAACTAAATCCTTAACAGTACTTACTGGTTCTGCAAAAGATGCACAACTTGTTATGAAAGACTTAACTGCTGCTATCGATGGTACACCAATCGCGCTTGACGCTGTCGCATTAGGTGCTAAAAAAATGGTAGCGGCGGGAATGAAAGCGGCAAATGTAAAACCTGTATTCACGGCTATTGCTGATGCGGCTTATGGTGTCGGGAATGGCTCGGAATCCATCGACCAAATGGTAGATGCTATTTCAAGCTTACAAAGTGCTGGTGTGGCTTATTCTGATGATATTAACCGTTTGGTCGATGCAGGTGTTCCAGCGTGGCAAATTTTAGCTAACTCAACAGGTAAATCTGTTGGGGAAATGAAAAAATATGTTTCTGAGGGATCTTTAGAATCAACTAAAGCTATTGCAATGTTAACAAAAGGTATTGAAGAAGGAACAACAGGAATGGCTGGGAACACGGCTAAAATGGCAGGTCTAGCAAAAACAGCAGGTAACACTATCAGCGGTTCATTTGCGAACATGAAAACCGCAGCCGTTAAGAGCCTTGCTAATATCGCTGAAAACTTAAAAGGCCCGATTATCCAAGCGTTAGATGTTGCTAAAAACGCATTTAAACAGTTTGCTGCAGTAACAGCAAGTCCAGAGTTTCAGAAAAAACTATCTGATTTAATTAAAAAAATCAAAGAGTTAATACCCGTTGTTATTGAACTAGCACCGACTATCTTAAAATTAGTTGGAGCTATGATGGCATTGCAAGCAATTTCTGGCGCATATGCGGCGTTTGCAAACGTAGGAAAAATGCTTATTCCGTTGAAGAACGGTCTTTTTGTCATTGCTACAGGATTCATGAGCCTAGCAAAAACTATTAGACATCCCATCACTGCAATAAAAAATTTAGCATTTGCGATAAAATATTTCATTGTGACTTCTGGAGGAGTAGTAGCTATAGTAGGGGCTGTAGTAGCAGTTCTTTATGGCATGTATACCGCCTTCAAGGAAAATACGGCAGGGATTAAAGGTTTTTTATCTGGTATGTGGGATGCAGTGAAAAATAGTTTTGGCAAAATAGTAGATGTTTTTAAACAAATAGTATCAGCCCTAAAACCAGTTGGGAGCGGATTTAAAGATATCTTAAAATACATTGGTGTTGGCGTTTGGGTTGCTTTTGGAATTGTATTAGCGACTGTCGTTGATATTATTCAAGTGCTAGCAAGAATTGTGTTAGTTGCGATTAAAGGACTGCAAGGACTTTACTATGCTATTAAAGCGGCATTTCAAGCGCTACAAGGTGATTTAAAAGGCGCTAAGAAAAGCTTAGAACAGTCCAAAGATGCCTTTGTCGACGCGGGTTCTGCTATTAAAGATGCGTTTAACAAAGATAATTATGCGCTCACAGACACTATTGAGTCTTTAAAAGAAATGGGCGGAGAAGCTGAAAAAACAGGAAAAAAAGCAGAAACATCTAATAAAAAGATAGCAAGTAGCTTGAAAGTGGTTGAAACAACTGCTAAACAGACAGAAGCAACGGTGACTAAGTCGAATCAAGCAATAGACACGATGTTAAGTGGTGGTGTAGATCAATACGGAAATAAACTTAGTGAGAAAACTAAGTCGTTCTTGAATTCTGCTAAAGAGCTATATAGTCAGTATCAAGAATCAGCTAAAAAGTCACAAGATGCTTATACTGCTGCTATGGAAAAAGCGCAAACTTTAGAAGGAGATAAGCGTAAAAAAGCTATAGCGGGTGCGAACACAGCGTTGGTATCAGAAATCAATAAAAACAACGGTGCACTTTTAACCCTTCAAGCAGATTATGCAAAACTTTTGAAAGGCAATAAGTGGGTCGACGGCACAGAATTTTTTTTTTTAACTGCACAACAAAAGAAATTTTTACAACAACAAACGGCGGATATTCAAGCAGAGTTAGCAAAACAAAACCAGCTTTATATGGAAGGCAATTTGCTGAAATTAGCAAACGGCAAGACATTAACCGAAAAAGAACGCTCTACAAGTATTGAAGTGCAAAAAAGCTTGTACTCTGATAGAAAAAAAGCTGTCGAAACAGGCGAAAAAGAACTAGCCGATTTGAAAAAGAAAAAAAGTGATGCTTCAACTGAAACCGAAAAAGCGAACTATCAAATTCAAATTGACGAACAGACGAAGAAAAACAAGACATTGTCTACTAATTTGCAAAACTGGGCAACTGAAATGAATGCTATAGTTGCGAATGGAGGCACTTTAACCGCCGAAACATTTGCGAAGGGCTTATCGGAAATGGGGAATATCAGCGATGAGCAACTGGGAGCTGTTTGGCAAGATTTTGTAAAAGCGAGCGGTTCTATTGATAATACTTTGGCTGGACTAGCTGCTATTATGAGCCAACGTGGTGGCGAAGGAGTACAAGGCTTTGTTACAGCGCTTCAAAGCGGGGATTATACTACAGCAGCTTCAAAAGTCAACGATGACGTTTTAAAAACTATCTCCAGTTTACCTAATAGCATGTTTTTGAATGGTCAGAGTGGAAAAGACCAATTCATTGCAGCTGTTAAATCGGGCGATTTTCAAGGGGCTGGCAAATTCCTTCTTGACGGTGTGAAAATGGGTGCCGAACCGCTGCAAGGAGAAATGGATAAGAACGGAAAGACATCAGGGAATGCGCAGGCCAATGGATTGAAAGGAACGAAAGAGGCTAATAAAAAGGCGGGCGCTGAACTCAAGAACAATGCAAAAAGTGGAGCTTTTGACCCGAATTTATTCAAAATGACTGGCTCGAAAAATAGTTCGGGATTTAATAATGGGATACTAGTTGGAAAAGATGGAGCGTTCTCCGCTGGTTCAAGCGTAGGCGGTTCGGCTAAAAGCGGTGCAGATTCTGTTGATTCTACTGGAGTTGGTTCTGACTTTGCATCTGGCTATGTCAACGGAATTTTAAGCGGAATGGGAAAAGTTGCGGAAGCGGCAGCTTCTTTGGCAAGCAAAGCATTAGCAGCAGTTCAGAAAAAACAAGACTCGCATTCACCTGCTAAAAAATCTAAAAAACTAGGTGGAGATTTCGGTTCGGGTTACTCACTAGGTATCGCTAGCAAAACGAAAGCAGTTAATAAAGCCGCAAGCAATCTCGTTGCTGGGGCGCTTGGAACGGAAAAGCAAATCAAAAAACTATCTAGTACGTTGAAAGACAAAATATCTACTGCTATTGACGCAGGTTTGCATTCTAAGAATAAGAGTCGAGGACAACTTAAACAAGCTAAAGCTTTGAATAGTATCGAGGGTTATATTGCACAACAGACAAGCAGATTAGCTGCTACAGCTAAGAAACGAGATAAAGTAGTCGCTCAATTAAAAGCCGCTAACACAAAAATGGCAGACTTGACGAAACAAAGTAAAGAGTATGCCGCTTCTATTTCTGAAAAAATGAGAAGTTATGGTTCAATTAGCAATGTAGACCCAGAAAATCCAAAATCGATTCAACAAGAAATGCAGAAACGCTTAAAAGAAATCAGAGCTTTTCAAGCAAATGTGGAAAAATTGCGCAAAAAAGGCGTTAGCAAAGATATTATAAACGACATTTTGGAATCGGGAGTAGAGAATGGTTCATCTTATGCGCAAGCTCTTGCTAAATCGGATGCTAAGACTATCAAAGCGATTAACAGCACGCAGAATCAAATCAATTCAGCGTCTAAGTCAATGGGAAATACAGCTGCTAATGCAATGTATAGCGCTGGGATTAATGCTGCAAAAGGTTTGATAAACGGACTAAACAGTCAGAAAAAACAACTTGAAAAAACAGCTAAGAGCATCGCTAGCACAATCACTAATTCGGTGAAAAAGGCGCTTAGAATTCATTCGCCTTCGCGCGTGGCCATCGAGCTTGGGAAATATTTTACTGGCGGTCTTGGAAATGGTGTTTTAGCTGGGGCTAAAGGTGCTGTTCAGTCAACAAATAAAATGGTCGATAAAGTAGTAAACGCCGCTTCTAATATGACGGTTCCGACTATTAATCTGCCGAAAATTTCAGCTGAAAAAGCGCTTGGACTAAAAAGCGTAGATTTAAACAGAACTATCACGGTTAAGACGATTATTGATAATAAAACAAAAGAGTCTAGCAACGCTGATTTAATCAAAGCTATTCAACAATCTGGCGATAGACCAATTATTTTCAATGTCGACGGTAAAGATATTGCAGATAATACAAATAATCATCTAGGGAGTTCGACTTCATTAGCATTTTACGGAAAGGGGCTATGACATGGCTACATCATTAGCATTAGTAATTGAAGGTAAAACATATATGCTTAATGAATTATTTGATTTGGAGGTAGGGGAAGTGAGCAGAGAACCGCCGCAAATAATTAATAATTACACTGAATTTGCTGGTTCTGATGGCGCTAGAACGACAGATAGTAACTTTAGCATGTTTCCTATCTCGATTTTGTGCCATTTTAGAACAGAATCAGCAGACTTATATCACGTTAAACTAGATGAATTAATGGAACTTATTTATCAGAGAAAAGAATACTTTTTAGTTCATTCTAAAACGCCTGGTAAAAAATATAGAGTACATCCGAGCGGCGTTGGCATTGACCGTAAAGCGCCGGGATACGCAGATTTGACACTTGAATTCGATGTGTTTCGAGGTTATTCAGAATCACTAAGTTCTACGCTTAGCGATTCTGAAATTGATTGCGATAAATGGCAATTCGGCCAAGGTCTAGCAATGGAGGATTATAGATATACTCACACTAAAAGTCGTTTTATTATTTATAATGGTGGTAGTTTTGACATAGATCCGCGCGAACATTATTTAGCAATTACTTTGCGTGGTCAGAATGAAGGAGAATTAACAATTAATAATATTACGACAGGCGATAGATTTATCTATTATCCATCGTTAAGCACAACAGATACATTAATTATTGATTGTGCTACACCTAGAATAAACGGAAATCCCTGCGGTCGTAACACGAATCACGGTTTAATAAGTTTGAAAAAAGGAGAGAATCTTATCGAGATTAGCAATACTAGTCATTTAGATACGAAGTGGGATTTCTCCTTTTTGTATAAGTAGGTGAATATATGAATAGCGATATTATAGTTGCTGATTTTTGGAAGAATAACGAAGAAATATTAACAGATTTCGATAAAGATAGTTTTTGCGAAAGTTGGACAGAAAACGAGATGTGGAGTATCGAGTTTAAGGTAGTACAAACTCCCAAAAACGCCCACTGCTATTCTTTTTTAGATTATGAAAGTTCTGTTTTTTTTGAAGGACAAGAATTTGTCGTTAAACAGTTAAGTCATGATGTTATCGGAAAAACGCTATCGAAAGATATTAAAGCGCCTCACATTTATTATACATGTCAAGATGGGCGACAAGACGACACTATAACAGGTTCTTTTACTTTAGAACAGTGCTTAACTCATATCTTTAAATCTGATAGCAGGGGCTTTTCATGGGAGATAATCGACCCTTCCAATATACTAGAAAAAGTTCAACAAGAAAACTTTGGAAATAACAACTACTTAACACTTATTGATCAATTACTCGATGATTATGGAGTAGTCGTTATACCAGACAATCGACACTTAGTATTTAAACCGCGCGAAAATTATGGAGCTAAGACAGAAAATTTCATCAGATATAAATACAATACAGACGAAGCAAGTTTTGATATTGATACTCTTTCGTTAAAAACGAAAATTAAAGGATATGGAAAAGTTGATAGTAACGGAAATAACTATTTTTCTCCAGTCACATACACTAGCCCGGAAGCAGAAAAATGGGGCATTCGTTGGCAAGAACCCGTTTCAGATGAACGATATACTGTTGCAGGTAACATGCAAAGGCGCCTTAAGCTTGAATTACAAGACTATCCAGCAACAACAGGAAGCGTGATATTGAAGAATGATTATGAGTGTGAAAAAGGTGATTATGTTCTATTTATTTATGAACCGCTTGGCATTGATTATGATGTGCAGATAGTTGCATATAAAAAATACCCATTCACAATAAAAGCGCCAGAAATCACACTTTCAAATAATAAAAAGTCGATAGTATCAATAATGGCCCAATTAGCAAAAGTATTGAAAGGAGCGAAATAGATGTTAAATCTTGATAAATGGGGAAATACACTTTTTGATTCTAATAAGTATCAGCAGTTTAATGCTAATATGGAAAAATTAGAAAAAGATTCATTAGCAAAAGATGTAGATATAAATGCAACTAATAACAGAATTGATAATGTTGTTTTAGAAGCTGGCGGAAATAATATTACTGAAGTAGTAGATGCTAGAACTAGCAAAAACGGTCAAGTCTACAGCACTTTAAACTCGCGGCTAAATGGTGACTATTCAGCAATTGCAAGTGATTTAGCTGAATCAAATGCGCTACTTCAAACAGTAAACGAAGAAAATAAAGTATTAAAAAGTAAACTAGATGAATTGTACGGTAATTCTGCATCAAATATTGAGTATTATGTTAGTTCAACAAACGGAAATGATGTAACAGGAACAGGAGCTATTGATGCACCATTCAAGACGATTCAAAAAGCTGTAAATATGGTTCCGAAAGTAAAAGTAGGAGGCTTTATTTATATCTTTTGTGAGCCGGGGCAATATAACGAAGATGTAGTAGTACAGTCGTTCAGCGGCGCAGAATGCTTTTATATCCAGCCTACAAATTTAGCAACAATCGACCCGACAACTGGACAAACAGGTTTTTTTGTTAAAAGTATTCTGTTTTCTGGCATCATGTTTCAGTGCGTGGTACAAGGACTTAATTCTATGAGTACGGCAGTGAATAATAATTCTACGGTAATTCAGTTTGCAAGGTGCTGGTACGGCACAGTTACTAAATGCCGATTTGACACTAATTTGAAAGCAACTAATATTACAACTGTGCAATACAATCAATCTCGAGGTAACTGTTATAGCAACTATTTTAAAAATCAAAACATTATTATGTCGTCCGAGTACATGGGACACGCTTTATTTGCATCAACAAATACATGCGAAGCAACTTCGAATGTCGGCTTAAAAGCTGCTAGCGGAGGCATTTTGGTTAAGTCTGGTACGCCAGTTTTAAACGCTACTACCGCAGAATTGAAACAAGCGGGAGGTCAGATATTCTAATGACAAATCAAATCTTTAAATCAGCTATTCTTGATTTTTCTGTCAGTGCACAGAACGCTAAAGCCAACGTCCCTCAGATTTGCTTTAATACACAAGACACAGGAGGAACCGCAAAACTAATAGTGAAGGCAAAAAAAGATGATGCTAACTTGCCATTGTCTTCAGCGGCGCAAATAACACTCGCTATGAGAATGTCCGTTGGGAAAGAGTATGAAAGTACTTATGTTGTAAATCCAGTGATAACAAGGCGTGCAGATGGGATATTTGAATACTCATTGACTGATGAGCAAATAAGTCACGACGGACAAGCTAATGCAGAATTGTACGTTAAATATCCAAATCAAACAATGCAAATCAATCGTTTTAGTTTTGTTATTGAAAAAGCGATGATTGATGATAATTTTTTGCCCGTTGCTACCTATTATGTTGAAAAATGGGATGATTACGAGAAAATATTTAACGAAAAAGTGGAAATTCTTCAAAATGAAATTGATGATTTGCAAGGACAAGCTACTGAATTAAAAAACACATTCGATAGTCTTAATCCAGACCAATTTCCCCAAAAAGCAGATTTTGAAAATCATATAAACAACACAAACATTCATGTGACGATGACTGATAAAACAAATTGGAATACAAAAGAAAATACCGCGGGATCACAAGCAAAAGCGGATAGTGCATTAAACTCTGCTAAAGCATATACAGATAGCAAGATGGATAGTTACGGAGCTTGGATAAATGTACCCCTCGCCTCTGGTTACTCAACTGGCGACAGTAATACACCTCAATATCGACTTGTAGCAAAACAAACTTCTACTGGTTTGAAAACTTTTGCTGAATTCCGCGGATCAGTTGCTGGTACATTTATTAGTACAGCAAATAGCACTCTGGCAACAATGCCCACCGGCACAAGACCAATTGTCACTTATTACGGTGCTGCCACTTCAAACAACGGGAACGGTGGTCGTATTGCTATTCCCGTTGACGGAAAGCTATTACAAGTGTCATCTACAGATAATGCTAATCCTTCGTACGTAAGCCTTTCAATGATATTATACGAAGTTGGCAATTAGGAGGAGTAAACATGAACTATAAACAGTTTTACGCATATGATGAAAATGGCAATTATCTCGAAACAATACTTGTGTTTGAAGATGAAAAAGGTTTAATCAATCAACCGAAAAATTCTACAAATATTGAACCTTCCATAATCGAAAACGGCATAGCAAGAGCAATGTATTATCCGCGTTGGAATGGGGAAGATTGGGACGAAGACAAGAAAAGATGGGAATTAGAAAATCCAATCATACCCGCAGAAAAAACGGAAATAGAAAAATTAAGAGAGGAATTACTACTCACCCAAGAAGCGTTAGCGGCATTGTTCGAAAGTAATTTAGGGTGATGAAATGGCTTATATGATACCAATTTATGTGAATTTAGTGATGAATAATCGAAAAACTATTGAAGAAGTTCCTGCGAATTTGCGAGGTCAGGTAAAAGCAAAAGTGGATGAGCTAAAACAAGAACAACAACGAATACAGTCAGAAGAAATAGAAGCCGAATAGGCTTATTTTTTATGGGGGATGATGAAAATGTATGATGGGCTAACAAAAGTTTTTGATTATGCTTTAGCGAAAGAAATGTTCTTCGCGGCGCTCTTTGTAGCGCTTTTTATAATCTTACTAATTATCACAAAAAGAATTTGGGATGATTCAAAAATTGTAAGAATAGAAATGAAAGAAGAACGCGAAAAAGTGGAGGAAGAACGAGAGAAGCGTAATAAAGAATCGAAAGAGGAGAGAGATAAATTTATAAGTACAATGAACGAACAACAGAGGCTGATGGATAGGCAAAATGACATGATGAAACAACAACAACAATCAATTGATAGTTTATCAAAATCAGTCGGAAAGTTAGCTCACAAAGTAGATTTATTGGAACACAAAATAACGAAGTAAAGGATGATAGAAATGGAATTTGGAAAAGAATTACTAGTTTACATGACATTTTTAGTAGTTGTAACACCTGTTTTTGTACAGGCGATTAAGAAGACGGAGTTAGTCCCGTCTAAGTGGCTTCCGACTGTTAGCATAATTATTGGTGCTATTCTGGGCGCATTAGCAACGTTTTTGGACGGCTCTGGATCGCTTGCAACGATGATTTGGGCAGGCGCATTAGCAGGAGCTGGC